CGCCGACTCTCCGTAAAGATCTATTGAGTCCTGATCTCTAAGGTTTACTGATATTGAATCGTCCGATGCCAGGGTTACTTTTAGAGAGTTATAGACTGCGTCCGCATCAGAGAAAACACCAATTTCAGCCAAGCATAGGTGATAAGGATCTGAAGAGTGATCGTTACCGATTATGTAAGTTGTTGCAGTTCCGGTTTCAGTCGCAGGTCTTGGAATGTAAGTTATTTCCTGGGTGTCCTGATTTAGCCAGACTATTCCTAATCCAACTAGCAAGGCTTCGTTTACTATGTTTGAAACAACGATTTCGGTTTGTTCAACAGTTGGAATCTTTCCACCTAGCTCTACTGAGTCCGGTGAGATACCTAATCCGCTTTCAATACCAACGAGCTCTAGAATCTCATCGACTGTTGCTTCTGCTCCTAGTGGAGTTGTGTCCCAGTTAGCAAAACGAGAGTTCACTAAGTTCTTGTAACTATCGAAGCTCGTTATCTCGATTAGGTTCAGGCCATCTGGATAGTATGTGACTTGTATTGTGTCAATAAAACCCTGGAATAGAATACGGTCTAGTTCTGGGTCTTCTAGTCTAATTCTGATTCTTGTTGAAGCTCTAATGTTTTTGTTCACGGTTGGATCTAAATCAAAGCTTTGTAGCGTCAAATTAGCAGTCCCTGATTCAGGCTGGAAGTAAATTGCGTCTTGAACTTGTCCACCGATGGAAATCTCGACGTTAGAAGTTGAACACGATACTTGCTGCCACTTTAGCCCGGAGCTAGGAGCTAAAACGTCATCCGATCCAATTAGAGAAACACCAAGAATAAACTCACCGAATCCACCTAGAACATCAGTTCCACCAAGGTCGCTAATACCAAGAATAAAAGAGCTTCCGTCTACGTCTGGGACTAGAAACTCTACCTTAAGGTTTTCGTCTATTTTGAAGTCAGTGATCATTGTCTTGGCTGTATTACGTTGGTTCCGGTTGAGCGTTGAGATCTTCTAATTGCGTCCGCTATTTGCTGACCTGTAATGTTTCCGGCGTTCATGTTTATAGTAACGTTTGTAGTCGATTGAACTCCCGGGCGTGAATTTAAATCTCCAAATAAATCAAAGCTTCCATCTGCTTGAAGACCTGAATTTGCTCCACGAGTTGCGTCGTTGACATACTGTAACTGTTGACCTTGCATGTAACCACCAAGAGCAGACCCAGCTACCACTAGGGCTGCTGTTCCTCCGGCTGAAACACCTACTGTCGCTGCCGTTCCTCCGGCTACTGTTGCTGCGGTTGAAGTAACTCCTGCTACTGCTGAAGACCCTCCGGCTAAAGCTACTGCCGCTCTATAAAGTCCAACTGTTGCGATAGCTACCTTCCAGGCTGCGGTAATTGCTGAAATACCTGCAACCAGGGGAACTAGCCAGTCTTTGTTCTGTTCTACCCATTCGACTATTCTTATACCTTCTTCAATAATTGCGACCAGTCCGTCAACAATTTCCTGAAGTTTGGCCTGTCCTTCTGGAGTAGCTAGCCAGGTAGAAAACTCATTGAGGATTGGAAGAAGTGCCATTCCAACTTGCTCCTGCATGTCCTCAAAAATAATCTGCATTCTGGTATATGGATCTAGGTTTGCTGCCTCTTCTGCCGATCCCCTGAATAGCTCACCAAGTTCAGCGAGCGGATCCGCCGCGTTCCGAAGTGATGGAACAAGTCTTCCTAAAGCTGTGTCGTTACCCTCTAGGGATCTAGTCATCGCCTGGGTTACGGTGTCTAGGTCTTTACCTGTTGAGGCTGAAGTGTCTAGAGCAACCTGTAGGAGATCGCTGGCTCGTGTTACGTCTCCAGTTGAGATGAATAGTTTTTGGAATGCAGGTCTTAGAGTGTCATCAGCAACTCCGGCGGAGAACTGCATCTGCCGAATGTTTTCTTCGGCTTGTTTGATTTGAAATTCGGTAGCTTCCCCGGTGTTCTCCATCGCGATAGCTAGAAGTCTTTGAGACTTTACGTCTTCGATTGCGGCTTCCGCTGCCTGTTTTAGGCCGTTGACAATAGCAGTAACAGAAAAAGCTGCACCGATAAGAGCGAAAGCCTTATTCATTCCGGTGGATACGTTGTCCGCTACGGCGTTCAGACCTTTTAGCTGACCTTCGGCACCCTGAGTCGCGGCACTGAGTTTTCTAAACTCACCTAGTATCTCTACGTTTAGAGCTAAGGTTCCAGCCATCTTAATTCCTTTTCACTGTATTCATAAACGCTTGATACTCGTTTAGAGTTAGAGCTTTGTATTCAGAAGGACTTGCATTGAAGAACCTGCAGAACTCCGCCATTCGTTTAGCGGATAGCTCCCTTATTCTTTTTTTTGTTCATCACCCTTGATCATCGCAAGGGCTTCTTTCAAACTTAGCTTTTTAGCATCTTCCATTTTGTAGTTAGGCTCATCCCTTTTACGGACTACCCAAACGAAGGCTGCAAGGGCTTTGCCTTTAGGCTTACCGTTTGCAAACGCTTCGTCGATGCTAGTGTTAGTCAAGTTCTCAATTAGTTCAACTTCTTCGAGAGTTAGACTTTCAAAATCAAATTGCTTCATTCTGTGATCTCCTATGGTGTTAGGTTTGAGTATTTCTGCAACAGTCTATCAATACTGCTAAAGAAAATCTGGTAAACCTGCGTTCTTGTTCTTGTTAGTGCGTTTGAGAAGAATGGTCTAGGTCGAATGTTCTTAGGCTGCAGATTTACCTTGTCGTAATTCCAACCAAAGTGAATCGGGTTAGCATAAGGAACGCTTCTGTTATTACCTGCACTTACTACCACTTTCCTAGCTATCTTTTTAGCCTGGATAGTTGATCGGAGTGCGCCGCTTCTTACAGGAACTAAGGATCGTGCCATGTTAGCTACAATGTTTCCAGCTTCTTGAGATGCCTGTCCAATTTCTGCGGACGGGACTCCTAAAGCTCGAAGGTTTCGTATGGCCTCATTAAGACCAACGACCTTAATTCCTTCAGCCATGATTAGGCTGCTGTTACGATCTCTACTCCGAAGTATTTGTTAGTTGCTGGGTCGTGAGGAGTGTTCTTCACGCGCAAGGTAACAGAGAACAGAGCGGTCTCGTTGCTGTTTAGGCTTAGAGGTGGAAGCTCGTTGAATACTGCAACACCTTCATAGTGAGGAGTGTCAGCGGTTGGAGTAGCGTTTCCGTTAGGGGCAATTACGAATGCTACTTCGGTTCCATAGTTATCCCATAGAACGCGGTAAAGACTTGTGTCTTCGCCAGAAGTAATTCCGTCTAGCTGTAGAGCCCATTCTCCACCCACGCGAACTTCGCAGAAGGTCTGAACATCGCCAGGTGCATCACCTAGAGTTAGCTCAACCATGTTAGCGTCGCATGCGTAGTCGGTTGCTCCGATTTTGAAGATAATGTTTTGTGCTTTGATTCTTGTTGAAGCGGCCATGGTGGCTACCTTTCTAAAGTGTGATGTCTAGCGAAACAAACAAGTTTGTTGCTAGGTATTCGGCGTTATTTGTTTGTAGATTGTAAGGCTGATTGACCGAAGTAATGCGAACATAAGTTAGAGGTTCGATTGCATTCAGAACATCCTCGATTAGCTGATCTAAGTTCTCCGTTGCTTTTTTGTTAGTCGCGGTAGAAGCTACCAAAACTAACTCAAGCCCTAAACTCCATTCACCAAACTGTGCGGTCTGCAGGTAAGGCTGCGCGGAGTTGATTAGGATAATTGGCGGAGTGATTCGCTCCGGGATATATTCCAGAACGTTTAATCCAGCTTCAGTTAGTTCAAGTTTGAACTCGACCTTAGAAGCGTTGATCTCGCTCATACTGCATAGCCTACGAATCTTTGAAGTAACGGATATACCGCGTTCAATGGATCTTTGGCAACTCTGATGGGAGCACCATCAAAACTTGCAAATTGAGCAACTCCGTTAGGAGCGGAACGGCGGTGAAACAACTCTGATGAAGCGATAAGAATAGCTTGAATGTGAACATCGTGAGGAACTGTTTCCACTTCCCCAATGTAATTGTTAACTAATTGCTTACCAGCTTGCAGACATTCTTCAACGAAGTCAGAATCCTCATCGGTTCCAACATACGCCTTGAAGTCTTCGAGACTTGGTTCACCGCCATGCGCCATTTATAGACCTATTACGCTACTACGTCTAGCTCTACGATTGCAGCCGGGAATGGCACGGTGATTGCCATGTAGCCGTAAACGGAGATGCTGTCGGTTAGGGTTGTGATGTCATCGGCAGTCAAGCGAACTGGAGCTCCTGCAGACTCTAGGGTCTGAAGTGCGCGGCTGTTAGCAACGTATGCCTTTGTAGCAGTCATAGCTGGGTCTACGATGATTGGTAGTCCCATAATCTGACCGGATAGTCCTGGAACGTTAGCTGAACCAAGGTTGTTGATTCCTGCTCCGTCTACTAGAACTACTGGACGGCCATCTTCACCCTGAACCGATAGAAGGAACTTGAATGCAGTTGTTCCTACAACGATTGCCTCTGGACGTAGTCCGGAGTTCTTGAAGATGTAAGTTGAAGCGTCAGTTAGACCAGCGATAAGAGCTGCAGAAGTTCCTGCAGATACATCGAAGACCTTGCCTGTGTAGCTTAGACCCTGAACCTTGGCAACTAGAGCCGCGTTGGTTGCGTTAGCGTAAGCAATAGACAAGCCCTGAAGAGCGGTGTCTAGATAGTTTACGGATGAACGCTGGATGGTCTGCTTGCTCATTGAGGTGTAGCCTCCGTAAGTGATTACGTTAGCTGATACTGAATCGATAGTTAAGTTTCCGAAAGATAGTTCTTCGTTTTCTGGATCCTGAACGCCTACTGCAAGAGTGTTAGCAGTTACCTGAGCGAACTCAACGGTTAGACCTGCAGCTGGAAGTGCAGCGCGAGAGAAGACCGATAGAGCTGGGCGGTTAGTGTCGATTAGGTTGTTGATGAAACCCAAGAAGCCTGGTAGGGCTACGGTGTCAGCGGAAGTGCTTGCGTCACGGGTTAGCTGAACGGCGTCAGCGTCTCCTGCAACTAGAGCCTTAGCGAACTCGCCTTGTGAGCGGAACTTGTGTGATGCTGGTGTTGCGTTAGCGACGGTCTGACCTGCTTCGATAACTCGGCGCAATTCTGCAACCTCGTCCTGAACGGTGCGAACGTCAAGTTCAATGTTTTCCATTGTTTCACTTTCTGTTTCATTAGGAGTCTCTGCATCCTCTTCAACCTCTTCGGTCTCGGACTCGCTACGGACTTCGGTTATTTTTGCGCCTTCAAAGGCTGGGAAGGGAACTACTGAAACCTCTTTAAGATCCACTAGCTCTCTAACTATCGTTTGGCCTTCCTTCCGGTCTTTGACCGGGAAGAATCCAACCGAGAATCGATTTAGGACGCCGTCCTGTAATAAGGTATACACTTCATTACCGCGAACGGTGTCACTTATTCTAGCCACGATTTCAAAGCCCTCTTCGGTGTCGCGTCCTTCTAGAACTTTACCGATTGGCTCTTCGTGACCATAAAACAATTTGACGTCTTCGATGGTCTGAATTGCTCCAGCCTCGAAACGTTCTTTGGTGTTTCCAGTTAGGTCGATTTCCTGACCGTAAGGAACTGCAAGACCAACAATGGTTCTCTCTTCGGTCTCAACTAAACGAGCCTGAAACTCGCGTGTAATCATTTCAGACATCTAGTCCTTCTTTCGTTCTGACCTCTTCGGCGGTTAGGATACCTGCAGCGATTGCGGTCTGGTAGTAGTTGTAACGTGCTGCGACATCTGCCTTGAACAAGTGCTCGAAGTCGAACTCGACCCGGTTGCCCCTTGGAAGACAGTTGCTAAGTGCGTCAGTTATTGCATCGGTGTAAGCCATAAGAGTATGACGGAAGAACACCTGGTTCTCATCTTGTAAGTTTGTGTATGTGTCAGAAGATCCTGGAACAGAAGTGATTAGCAACCTTGGAGGAATTCCAAAGAGTCTTGCGATTGCTTGAGTCTGTTGATCCTGAACTTCGGTGAAGAGTGCATCTCTAGGTGAGAGTGCTATTTGCTGGTAGTCGAAGCCGTTGGCTAGAACTGCAACTTGACGGTTCTGTTGCTTGTTGTGCCAGTTGTTAGTAACTTCATCAGCCTCGGCCTTGTTCAACATCTGGTTAGTCTTTAGAACTCCAGTTGGAACTCCGGCAGCGGTAAACCAGTTCAAAGCGTAGTCGCGTAGATCTAAAGCTGCGCTTATGTCTTTGTAGCAAGAAGCGATCGGGGAGATTCCAAGTAGCTGACCCGATTGGCTGAATACTCTTAGGTGCTCGATCTCGCGCTTAGTGTAACGCTTTCCCATGTAGTCGTAAACAATAGTCGAGTAGTCGATTGTGCCGTCTACCATCT